CAATGTATCCTTCGTAGTTCCATTCCATAGGTATGAACAAACTATATAGTCCTGAGCGAGTCTGTCCATTGCGGTTTCTCTTGGTAACATCTGAATCATAATATAGTTTTTTAAAGTTATCACCACCTTTGTCTAACGCGTTTGACGTTGAACCCATCATGCACTTACCTACTACTTTGCTACCTAATCTTAACGTCGTTTTTGTAACCCTCCAGTTGTTGAGGATGTTGTTCGGCTTTTCCCATTTACCGCTTTCATCGTGGACGAGTAGTTTAAGCTTCTCACCATCGTACGAGTTGTCGCCTGTGTTTTTCCAGTCAATCGTGGTGTCGAGACCTTGTAAGTCCGGCGCGGTTTCATTTGTAATGAGTTTACGCCTTGTGAGTTTACTTGCTGGTACACGGTAGGCAAGTTCGGTTTTAGGTCTGTCCATACCGTCTTGTATCGGTTTGAAAAAGAAAGGGTAATTAACCGATATGGGTACAACTTTATCAGTGAACATGGACTTTGCATCAGGCCCAGACTTGGATAATATACCATACCTACTGTCACTTGATATGGTTGCCAAATTAACCACCTCTCCTGACGCCATGAAAGAAAACCCAGATCTTCTGTTTTTAAGATAACACATCCCAAAGGATCGTGAATCTGCTTTGCAAGCTTCCCAGAAAATGAAGAATAATCTATTTGACTCTCGAAAGTTTGGTGCCCCAACATCAATCTTGGACCACTGCAAGTACATATAGTGAGTACCAGTAATATAAGTAGGTTTGTTTTTATTATAAAACCAAAAACCTTCTTCTCTACGAGTAAATTCATCATCGATATAATCATACCATTTTTCTTTAAACTCACTAGGGTATTGTTCCCAATCAAATACTGTTTTAATTTTTTTTAGCTCAACAGGATAATCAAACTTAGTCCACTTGTTTTCTTTGAACTTATATGCTGTTTTAAGTTTTGGTAAAGCTATTTTTAAGTTTTGTATTTCATATACTTCACCTATTTCACCTGTCTTACTAATAACTACAAAGTCGTGTTCTTCATTATAACCATACTCCCATTTTTTATATCTATTATTCCTAGATAAAACTTTTGGTTTAACGTAGTTGTCAAGTATTTTTATTAAACTTTGTTGATACATTACTTAGATCTTCCTTCTGCAAAACCTTTAAAAGTTTTTTCTTTACTTTCTTTTTTAGGTTTTTCGTTTAACATATCTTCTTCTTCTTGTATACGTTTAAGTATTTCAAACGCATCGAATATAGCTAGCTTTTTTGTAGCTGCAGCATTTTTTAATCTGTCTGCAGATATATCATCTTCTGAGTCT